GCAGGCGCGCTCTGGAAAAACGAATCAATAACCTCTATTTCTTCGTCTTCTACAAAATTTCTCTTTGCGCTGGCGATTGCCTTTTCCCTCTCTTTTAAAATTTCCTCATCTGTTTTGCCTTTCATCGGCTGTGAAATAAAAAGTTTTTTCATGCTCTGCTCTCCTTATTATTTTTATAGGGCGACCGAAGCCGCCCCAGAATCACGCTTAACCCTGCGTGGGAGATTATCGGATCACTGTATCCTTTCTTCCGTTCCATCGCCCTGAGAATCAATCTTATTCTTCAACACAGAGACATATTTCATCAGCCATTCCGGCACTGGTGCTCCCATGCGTCCTGCATTTTCGATTATGGATAATAATTCGTTAAGGACGTACCATACTGCTACCAACAGTCCAAAAAATGCCTTTGTCGCTACTTCAAATCCTGCCTCCGCTGCCACTCTGAGAATCAGATAATCAACAACCATCGCCACAGCAATCACGCACAGGTAGCCTACTTTTTTGATGATGCCCTCCGCACCGCGCCGGGAACACCATCCATACGTCGGGTCATCCGGATGGTCAAGGGCCTCCCTCTTGCTGGCCAGCATCCCTGTGATGTAATCCATAACCATCATTCCCATCAGCACGCCCATGACTGGGAGCAAAATGCCCATTTTTGCCGACAGCCATGCAATAAACGCTGCTACCGTCCCTTGAATTACAATGTATACCTGTTTCATGTGTTCCTCACTTTCTCCCTCGTTTTGGAGGGTAAAAAATTAAGACCCTTGCGGATCTTATTAACATAGTTTTTTTATTCCTTGCTCAACTAAGTAGTGATTTGGGCGGCTGCTCTCTGGAGCAGGACGGAGTCGATTTTTACATTGTAGGTGCTGATGCAGTGCGAAAAAAATTGGGTGAAACGCCAGAGTATTCGGTTCTTGACTGTGGCGGAGTAGACTTTAAAGAACACGAATTTGGACAATGGCATCACGGATATCATTTTACAAAAGTATCTGAAATTCCTAATTTTGGATCTATGGTTCATGGAAAAGATTTCTTCATTGAAGTGTACAATGGAGGAACGAACCAATTAAACGCCGGTATCGGTGTTTCCTATGTAAAACATAGCAACTCCGAACTTGTAATGACATCCGTTAATGGTTTAAAAGGTCTTTATGTCAAAGTTTATTATATTAACAACAGGGCAATACCAGCACCGTCTTCTTTTCTTAAATCAATCGATTTCACGATTGCATCTGGAACTGCCACCAAAAATATTTTATTGGCTGATATCCCTGATGCTGGAGAGATTGTTTGCGCTGGTCTTGTATCAAGAGGGTGGGAAGGATGGAACGCTCTTAACGTGACATATACAACAGAATCCGTAACAATCACCTTTAGCACCTCAAACAATAGCGGAAATGCGTATGGATCGGAGATTGTAAGAGTCTGGTATCGCTAATATTACTTAATCATAAGTTTGTAAACATGTCCGTCACCAGTTCCTCCGTGCCTAAAATTAACTTTTCCGTTCAAAACAGGGTTCGCGATTAGCGCGAAAGAATAGCTTCCACCCGGCTTATTACATACAATGGATGGGCCACTAACCCCGCTAAGTTCGATCGATACCACGCTACCAGCCGTAACCGCGAATAGTGCAAGATAAGAGTAAGCCGCATCTTCCGCGGTCATTGTATAATAATGTAAAACGTTCGGGTTTCCAGCAGCTACAACATACGGAATCGAAATTCCGTGTTCGTAATCAAAGTCCGGATCACCTTTAAAAGGGGTTACTGTATCCGCACCTCCCGCTTTGTATCCCCAGTTGCCATCCGCGTCTTGTCCAAAAGACAGACCACCCAAATCACTACTTAATGAAGTAACCCGTAAACGAACCCAGTAGGGTTCTTTTTGCTATGAAAGGAAAATGATATGGCATATATTAAATTCCGAAATTCAAAAGACTTTGTAAAATGCCTCATCGAACCGAAAGGAAATATTGTTTCGCTTGCCTTTCCTCTTGGCGAAGCTATATCCACAAATACAAGCGGCTTTGACACTTATCTGGATGACAAAGGGGAATTACTTATCGGAGAATATGGCGCATATACTACGGTATATCGAAATTGTCCGGAAAAAAACGGCTATGAACTGTCGAACGATGGAAGTGTGTACACGGAGCCGGAGAAGATTATTTCTTTCCGGGCGGAAGCAGGCGGAAGTTTAGACGGCGAGACAGATCAAGTGGTGCAGGATTATGCGGATTTGGATATACCTACACCGAAACCGGAACAGAATTATGTATTCGTGGGATGGGTTCCGGAAATCCCGGAATCCGGAGCGGTAAAGGAGAGCACTGTGTATCATGCGACTTTTGAATATGTACCTACATTAGAGGAAGTACAGGAGGCGAAAGTGACAGAAATGAATACGCTGCAGCAGAGCATTATTGCAAGCGGGCTGGATGTTACTCTTAGCGACGGAACAACCGAACACTTTACGCTTACCGGGCAGGATCAGACCAGCTTGATGGGGTTGCAGACGCAGGTAGCAGCCGGCGCAGAAAATATCCCTTGGCACACCAGTGATGAAAAGGAACACTGCAAATTTTACAGCAATGCGGATATGCTTCTGATTGTAACCGCGGCTATGGAATTTGTGACATGGCATGTGACTTATTTCCGCGATCTAAGAATTTACATCCGCAGTATCGAAGATAAAGTTGCTGTGGCGGCGATCCAGTACGGAACTGACATTCCGGAGCAGTACCAGAGTGCGCCGCTGAAAGCGATGCTTGCGGCTCAGAATACATGAGAATGGTAAGACCGCTAATCTTGTGGATGATCGGCGGTCTGATCTATACGCTTCTGGAAATTGTAACCCGCGGTCGTAGCCACTGGACAATGTTTATTGTTGGTGGATTATGCTTTTACCTGATTGGACTTATAAACGAGGTTATTCCGTGGGAAATGGCTTTCTGGAAACAGTGCATTATCGGGAGCTTTGTGGTTACCGGGATCGAATTTGTTTCCGGTTGTATCGTAAACTTGTGGCTTGGCTGGAATGTCTGGGACTATTCCCATCTGCCACTCAATCTTTTGGGGCAGATATGTTTGCCGTTTTCGCTGTTGTGGGTACTTGTTTCAGGTATGGCTGTGATTTTGGACGATTACCTTAGATATTGGCTGTTCAAGGAAGAAAAGCCACATTACAGGCTGTTTTAGAAGCTACGTTCTGCTATTCTTGTGGCAGGAGGTGCGCCATGAAAGAACAAATCGTAATGGATATTTTGCGGGAAATGACGGCGATTTTGACGCAGGAACAGTTAATGAGGCTGAAAGAGGTTGTGCGTGTGCAACTGTGCGGATACGACATTCGCAAGAAAGAAACCACTCTGATGCGAACGGATCAGAACTGGTTAAATTATCTGCAAATGTATCTGGATGGTTTCCGACAAAACGGGAAGTCCACGGGAACGATAGAGCAGTACAATTTGCATTTAAGCCGAATGCTCTCGTATGTTGCAAAGAATGTGCAAGATATAGAGGACGACGACCTGATTTCGTACATGTACAAGTATCGTGCGTTACGCAAGGTATCGAACAGATATCTGAACAATATGCGCCTGGTATTTAACAGCTTTTTCCGATGGCTGCAGCGTCGCAAAGTAATCTTTCGTAATCCGGTGGACGGGCTGGAACCGATTAAGTATAAGCAGGATGTTAAAAAGCCGTTGTCTCCGGAAGAGCTGGAAAAGGTGCGCTGTGCCTGTGAGCAAGAGCGCGATCTGGCCATAGTCGAATTTTTATATTCAAGTGCGGTCAGGGTGTCAGAATTATGCCAGCTGAATCGGGACGATATTTGCTGGGAGTCTGATGACGTCATGGTATTGGGAAAAGGCAATAAAGAGCGGGAGGTGTATCTTAACGCTCGGGCACATTTGCACCTGAAGCAGTATCTGGAAAGTAGGACAGATGGCAATCCGGCCTTGTTTGTAGGAACGCGCGCACCGCACGAACGCCTGACAAAATCCGGAGTCAGAAATATCCTAAAAAAGATCGGGAGTGCAGCGGGGGTAAGCAAAGTGCATCCGCACAGGTTCCGGCGGACATCGGCAACAGATCTGCTCCGCATGGGCATGCCGATCGAGCAGGTGCAAGAGCTTTTGGGGCATGTCAAAATCGAGACGACGCGAATCTATTGTACAGTAACAAAGGAACAGGTACGGGCATCACATCGTCGCTTTATGGCAACATGATGTGAGCACATCATATGGATTTTTTGAGACCGCCGCAAGACGGTCTAAGAGAGGTTGTAGGTGTAAGTTGCACCGGTGCAACGGTGGCAGGGGCGGGCGAGAGTATTAAGTAGTGATTTGGGCGCTGCCCCGGAATTTGTAATTGATAAAAGTACGGGTAAAATTACGGGATATAAGACAAAGGCTGGTGCGGATACAGTATTCCCTTTTAGTAGTACCCCGTTGTTAAACATGAAATTTTCTCAAATGCCGACAACGAATTACTATACGAGTACCAATCTTGTATTTGAAAATCCGGGTTATAACCGTCTAAAAGTGACGGATTGCAATGCAAACTATTGGTGGGTATATAATTC